TCTTTTTCAGAGTTTTGGACATCTATGAATTGTTGATTTAAATCTTCTTCCGCTCGCATTAATACATCTTGTTGTTGATTTAATTTTATTAAAGAAACACGAACCTGACCTATACCTTGTTGAATCTGTAAGTATTTAGTTTGTATATCTTTTATAATTTCGATATCATCTTTCTTTAATTTTGTAGTTTCTGGCATTTATAACCTCCATTTGTTATTAGTTCATATATAAATATATATTGAATTATTAAAAAAGTATATTTATTTTACTTGTTTATCTGATGCATCACCTTCATAACCAAAAACAACTTTTGATGGTGAATTTACTACTTTTAGATTTGATATTTTATTTGTCATAACTGAAGATATATATTCTGGTAACAAGTAAGCTTTAACCATTAAAGTAAAATTAGATTTTATAAATCTTTCTGTATTTTGTGACATTTCTGATGCATCCGAAATACTTTCTAATTTACTTAAAAATTTATGTTCATCTGAATCACCCCAATATGTATTATTATGTTCAATAAATTCTTCAACTATAGGATTCATTTGTGAAATAAAATTTGTCCACAAGATAAATTCATAACTTATATTAACATAATTTGGTGGTGTTGTAACTAAATTTTCTTGTACCGGTTTTTTACCTGTTTGTACTGCAAATCTATCGTATTGATTTGTTTTAGACCACTTTGAATTTCTAACAACATCTGAATGATGTCTTTGTACATCATGTTCCATTCCGCCCATCATATCATTTCTATCAACACTCACCCGCTTTAACATTATCAATGGTAACTGTAATACTCCGTTTTTATCCATTAATACTCCTCTTTTTCTAGCAGATTTCCACCTTTCTTCATTTCCATATATGACAGGTACATTATAAATCTCATTTGATTCTTCGATTTTAGGCTTTATAACATTTTTAATATGAGTTATTATAGAAGTATCAACATCTTGTAATGTAACTGCATAATTTTTATCCAAATTTTTACCTGGAAGAAAGGTTTTTTTGGAATTTCCACTACGACTACTTAAACCTCTCGTAGAGATGTGCTTAGCTCTATTTTGAGTTTCTTTTCTGACTGCATGTTTATTTGTTATTGGTTTAACTGCCATTATAATCCCTTAATATATTTTTTATTTACTCTCATATTATATCTTTTTCTACCTTTAGTATTATTTTTTGATACTTTAGCTAAATCATAAATGGTATCAGTAACTATCGAATAATCAGTATCACTTCTCCAATCTATTTTATTTCCTTGAATTGATACAACTGTACCAACTTGTTTACATCTTGGTCAGTTTGGATTTATATCAATAACTCTATCTCCTACATTTAAATTATGTTTTTTCATACTAAGCTGGTTGATGACAATTTACATTAACAGTTACACATCCAGGAATTATTTCCCCACCATCTACCCAACCAGCATTGTCAGCTTCACTGCAGGTAAACTGCTCACTTGAAGAATTAGGTCCACAATCAATTATCCAATGATGTACACTCTGTCCTCCACCTGAGCCTCCTTGCCAGTGTGCTATATTACCAGGTTTGGTGAATCTATTGTTCACATGTCTAGGTGTAATTCGTCTATTTCTTCCACGTCTATTAGTACCACTTCTTGTACTTCTTGTTTGAGCATAATGACTACATTGACAATCTTGATTTAAAGTCCCTCCACTATCTCTACAAGATACATAGTTAGGACAATTTGGATAGTAACCCGTTGGTGCACCATTATTTCCTCCAGGAGAAGAAAGAGATAAAGATGAACAATAATTCGTACACATGTTATATGCATTTGCTTCACTGTCACCATAACAGTTACCACAATCACCTAGTTGAGGCGCATTTTGAATCTCTCCAGTTTGGTTATTTATACATTGACAATAAGTTGGATTGAACTGCCAACACGTACTACTCATATTACAACTAGAACTATGTACTCTCCAACCACGCTTTAAATGTGGTTGTTGTTGACTACGAGCTTGATTACCACCACCACCTTTTCTTCTATTACTTCTGCCACTAACATATTCCATCTGACCATTTAATTTGTTTGACTTTCTCCAATGACCCATTTACCTTCTCCTATTTCTTAACGCCTTTAATTTATCTTTTTTAGTTTTGACTTTACCTTTAAACTCTTGAGATTTTACTGCAGAGGAATCAACTTTACCAATTGCTATTTCTCTTTTTATATCTACTTCAATAGCATTTGTACCTGTTTGACTTCCACCAGGTATATTGTCCAATTTATTTAACATCTTACCCATTAACTCTTCCATTTTTAAATTACCATTTTGATCTGGTGTGTAATAATGTTTTCTCTCACCATATAAATCAGTATCAGTATCATCTTTAACATTTCCACTAACTTCTTCAACCTTTTTTGGTTCAGGTGGTTTGAAGTTTGGACTTTCTGTATTATATCGAGTAATTGTTTTGCCTATTATTTTTTTAACTGCCATAGTTTACTCCTAAATCCATTCACTTTCTCTATTTTGATCATTTCCATCTACACAACTTTCCCATTTTATTTCACCAGTATAACTTGGAACAGCTGTTTTATCTATACAACAATCAGATAATGATATACAATCCATACCACCATAAGATACTATACCCCTATCAACAAATTGATTTGAATATCCATCTTGACAAGATACTTCAGCTAAACCCGCAGTTCCACAATCTATAATCCATACATTATAACCACTATATCCTCTATCATCATGATTAGCAAAACCTGGTTCATCGAGTACTCTTGTTTTACTGTTATGATGTAATTTATCTACCAATCTATTGACATGTATCTTTCTCGCATTAGTGTTGAATTTTTTAGAAACATTAAAAGACATTTTAACACCCTGTCGAGTAATGTACTTGTTCAGGATAATCCATCACATCCATAATCCACCATTGTGATCCCCAACACATCAACGAATTTTGAACAGCTGAACCAAACCTGACAGCACATGGAGCTCCATGTGTTAAACTAGACTGGTTTGTATCACTCATCCAATTAGCTGGATTCACTTGAAAATCATATCCATTATTTGTATTGCATTGAGCAAATGCAATTCCACCTGCAGAATCTATACTAATGGTACCAGAATAACAACTATTTGGTTGTGGTTGTGGACAATCACATTGATTTTGTGCAGTACATACATGTGAAACTGGTGATCCAGGTTTAATTGATTGATGATTATTGTGAGATGATCTTCTTCCTAAAGGTCTTGGTCTTGTTCTTGTTCTAGATCTTGTTCTGTTCCCTCTATTTATTCTTCTCATATTATTACTCCCGTTAATTTTTTTACCATCTTGGTCATTTGCTCGGATAACCACATTTCCTGTTGAAGGATCTGCGGGTTTTGAAAATCCAACTCCTCTAATTTGATCTGTATTTTCACCTATTCCACCTGCAAGTTCACCACCTTCATAATAACAACATCCAGTGGCCATCCAGCAAAAACCACCACTTCCACCATTTTGAGGCCTACATGGGTCTTCATTATAAGATCCATTATGGTTACAAGCATCACCAGTAAAACCATCAGTTGTAAATGGCCAGAAATCAAGGTACTGTACTGTTTGTACACAACAATCTGTATGATTCATGTCATGATATGGTTTCTGTCCATTTAATGTTAAAGTACAATCTTCACATTCATTTACCCACTCCCCTTCATGAGGCGAATAATAATGGTGGCCACACTCGTGCCAATCAGCTGGATACCAACATTGTGTTACCTCTTTTGTACAGGCCTGTCCTTCCTGATATACAGGTACACATGAAGTTCCATCCCATGTATGTCCGATTGGACACACACCTTCACCATGTAAATATTTTTTATTTTGTTGTTCTCGTGCCACTATTTTCTCCTAATTTATTCTCTGTTCTATTTGTAAACTTGAATTTCTAACTCTATTAGCTGTCACTTTAATTTGATGTTTAAAATTTTGATGACCTGCAATTAATTGAGGTTCAGTTACTCCATTCATTTCCCAATAGAATCCATTCCAATCAACAATATCACCAATTTCTGGATAAAAATTAGCTTCTTTTAAAGTTGTTCTGTGAAAATACATTTCTATTGTCGCATTTACATCTGATCCAAATTCAGTTAAATCTACTTCAGGTTCATCAAATTGAATTAAACAATTAACTTGAAATCCTTGATCATAGTATTTTGTTGAAGCTTCACCATATATATTATCATCTGTATTGTCAATAGTTATTTTGTAAATATCTACAGCTTGTCCTACTATCTCATCAATTAACTCCTCATTCATAGAGTCAATTAAATTGATTTCTTTTTGTGGTACGAAAAATGGTTTATTTGCCATTACTATTCTCCACCGATGTAGTACATTCTGCAGTCCACATTAACCCATCACTAGATAAACTTAAATTACATGTATAATTCCACAACTTCAATGTGTGAGGGGAATGTGTTCCTCTCCTTTCAGCTTTTAACATATCCAAAACTGATAAAATCCTATGCTTTACTGATATTTCAGAAACTTTTAATTTCATAGATAGTTGTTTAATCAAAGAATATTCTCTTTTAGTTTTTATTCTAATATGAGTATCAACTATGTTTATTTGTTTATTTCGTATAGATTTTTTTATCATTTGTCTATCTGGAATATTTAATTTTTGTGACATAAGTTTTTTATCCTATATAAATTTCAAGAGGAGCTTTATTTAACACTTGTTGATTAGCTTCAGCTCTTTCTTGTTCTTGTCTAGTTCTTTCTGTTAAAGAAACAGATTCTAAAAATGTATTTAATTCATCTAACAATTGTGCTTTTTCTTCTCGACCTTCCGCTTTTAAAGCTTCCCCATCAAGTGATACTTCACCATTTGGAAGTGGCATTGAAGCATATTTACTTCTTATAATTCCAAGTAATTCTTTTGATAATGCTAATGTATATTTTCGTATCCAATTTCTACCAGGTGCATTTATATCATTATATGTGATGTTAGTATATGGAGCGTTACTTGGATCTGATACCCTACCATCAGTAAATGTATTTGTTGTAGCATTTTTTTCATCTCTGACATAATAATTAAACCAAACCTTTTCACCTGCATCATCGGAAGTAGGTCTTGGAAATATTCTTAATTGATTATTTATTAACTCAAATGAATATGCAGATTTTCTGATTTTATCATTTGATTCAATTGCTTGTGATCTAACTATATCATGTGATAAAGGTCTCAACACAAATGATATTGCTGGTGATACATTTCCCATACCTAAATTATCTAACATACTCCTTTGTTCAAATGAACCTGCAAATGGATCATAAAATCTTGTTATTGCTGCTGGTCCTTGATTAAACACTCTCTGTATCTCTAATCTTTTATCAGAGTGATCACTACCTTCAAGAGTAGCATCATTAGGTAAATCATAAACTTGTTGTGATCCTGTTAAAGTTATTGAACCTGTATATATATTTGCACTTCCACCTACACCAACCGCTTCTCCATATGTTTCTGAAAGATAAACACTTGTTCCCATTGTAGGCGTTATAGGATTAAAACTTCCTGTAGTCATAGAACCTGATATTCGAGCATCATTACCATATTGATCCCATAACCAATTTTTCATATTATATTGGTTTATTAATTGTGAGTATTCCGATACTGCTTCCTCAAACATAGAATAGATAGAACCACTACCAAATTCTAATTGCATTACAGGATGTCCTAATCTTCGTGCTACAAACTTACACATTTGTATACTTTCACTTACAAATGAATGATCATTATCATATAATGCATATGGTGTAGAACCAGCTATTTGACTTATTTCAGTCGGATCTTTATAAATATATTGAAATTTATCTGCCATTAATATTCTCCAAAATGGGTATTATTCTTCATATATAAATATTAACTAAAACAAAAAAGGGTGAGATATTTCCCACCCTTTTAAGTTGTTTTTTTGATTATTATCTAACTACGATATTATACCAAGTTCAAGTCAGAACAATAGATTTTACCATAAAACTCTGGTCTAACCATTTTCTTAGCATATCTTGTCATCACGCCTTTTCTTGGTGTGAAGTCAGATGGATCATATACAAGTGGTGTCATAATCAATGGAACATATGGAGCGTATACCGCACCTGTTTCAAGGAAGTTTGCACCTCTGAATCCAAGTAATACTATATTTTCAGTAATATATGGATTTTTGTATACTGTGAATCGACCTGAAATAGCACCGATTTTAGTCACACCCATAGCGAATTGAGCTTGATCACCATCAGTAGCAGCTGCATATCCTGGAATTGATTCAAGGATTGTAGCAACTTTAGGACCAACTACACAGAAGTTAGCACCACCTCGTAGTGTTAACTGATGTATTGTATTTGATACTTTTTGTATTTTTTCTACTAATGTTTGATACCAATCGAATCTAGTATAAGCATATGAGTTACTAACAGCACTTGATTCAGTAAATTCTGAAGCACCTGAATCATATACTTTACCAACTTTAGCTGACCAGTAATCAGTTGTAGTTGCATCTGCTATTAACATATCAAGGATTTCTAAATCGATTTCCATTGAGATGTATTCAGACAACATTGAAGTTAACTCAGCTTCAGCGTC